GCCTCAGTGGTGGTGGATAACCTGCCGCCGCGCCCGTTTAATATCCGGATGCGCAGGATGACGCCGGACAGCACCACAGACCAGCTGCAGAACAAAACGCTCTGGTCGTCATACACCGAAATCATCGATGTGAAACAGTGCTACCCGAACACGGCACTGGTCGGCGTGCAGGTGGACTCGGAGCAGTTCGGCAGCCAGCAGGTGAGCCGTAATTATCATCTGCGCGGGCGTATTCTGCAGGTGCCGTCGAACTATAACCCGCAGACGCGGCAATACAGCGGTATCTGGGACGGGACGTTTAAACCGGCATACAGCAACAACATGGCCTGGTGTCTGTGGGATATGCTGACCCATCCGCGCTACGGCATGGGGAAGCGTCTCGGTGCGGCGGATGTGGACAAATGGGCGCTGTATGTCATCGGCCAGAATTGCGACCAGTCGGTGCCGGATGGCTTTGGTGGCACGGAGCCGCGCATCACCTGTAATGCCTGGCTGACCACGCAGCGCAAGGCGTGGGATGTGCTCAGTGATTTCTGCTCGGCGATGCGCTGTATGCCGGTATGGAACGGGCAGACGCTGACGTTCGTGCAGGACCGGCCATCGGATAAGGTGTGGACCTATAACCGCAGTAATGTGGTGATGCCGGATGATGGCGCGCCGTTCCGCTACAGCTTCAGCGCCCTGAAGGACCGTCATAATGCCGTTGAGGTGAACTGGATTGACCCGAATAACGGCTGGGAGACGGCGACAGAGCTTGTGGAGGACACGCAGGCCATTGCCCGTTACGGTCGTAACGTCACGAAGATGGATGCCTTTGGCTGTACCAGCCGGGGGCAGGCACACCGCGCCGGGCTGTGGCTGATTAAAACAGAACTGCTGGAAACGCAGACCGTGGATTTCAGCGTCGGCGCAGAAGGGCTTCGCCATGTACCGGGTGATGTTATTGAAATCTGCGATGATGACTATGCGGGGATCAGCATTGGCGGGCGCGTGCTGGCGGTGAACAGCCAGACCCGGACGCTGACGCTCGACCGTGAAATCACGCTGCCATCCTCCGGTACCACGCTGATAAGCCTGGTTGACGGGCAGGGGAGTCCGGTCAGCGTGGAGGTTCAGTCCGTCACCGACGGCGTGAAGGTGAAAGTGAGTCGGGTTCCTGACGGCGTTGCCGGATACAGCGTGTGGGGGCTGAAGCTGCCGACGCTGCGCCAGCGCCTGTTCCGCTGTGTGAGTATCCGTGAGAACGATGACGGCACGTATGCCATCACTGCCGTGCAGCATGTACCGGAAAAAGAAGCCATCGTGGATAACGGGGCGCACTTTGACGGCGACCAGAGCGGCACGGTGAATGGTGTCACGCCGCCAGCGGTGCAGCACCTGACCGCCGAAGTCACCGCAGACAGCGGGGAATACCAGGTGCTGGCGCGCTGGGATACGCCGAAGGTGGTGAAGGGCGTGAGCTTTATGCTTCGCCTGACCGTGGCAGCGGATGACGGCAGTGAGCGGCTGGTCAGCACGGCCCGGACGACGGAAACCACATACCGCTTCAGGCAGCTGGCTCTGGGAAATTACAGTCTGACAGTCCGGGCGGTAAATGCGTGGGGGCAGCAGGGCGATCCGGCGTCGGTATCGTTCCGGATTGCCGCACCGGCAGCGCCATCGCGGATTGAGCTGACGCCGGGCTATTTTCAGATAACCGCCACGCCGCATCTTGCGGTTTATGATCCGACGGTACAGTTTGAGTTCTGGTTCTCGGAAAATCGGATTGCGGATATCAGGCAGGTTGAAACCAGCGCGCGTTATCTTGGCACGGCGCTGTACTGGATAGCCGCCAGTATCAATATCAAACCGGGCCATGATTATTATTTTTACGTTCGCAGTGTGAACACCGTCGGCAAATCGACATTCGTGGAGGCTGTCGGTCGGGCGAGCGATGATGCGGAAGGTTACCTGGATTTTTTCAAAGGCAAGATAACCGAATCCCATCTCGGCAAGGAGCTGCTGGAAAAAGTCGAGCTGACGGAGGATAACGCCAGCAGACTGGAGGAGTTTTCGAAAGAGTGGAAGGACGCCAACGATAAGTGGAATGCCATGTGGGCTGTCAAAATTGAGCAGACCAAAGACGGCAAACATTATGTCGCGGGGCTTGGCCTCAGCATGGAGGACACGGAGGAAGGCAAACTGAGCCAGTTCCTGGTTGCCGCTAACCGTATCGCATTTATTGACCCGGCAAACGGGAATGAAACGCCGATGTTTGTGGCGCAGGGCAATCAGATATTCATGAACGAAGTGTTCCTGAAATATCTGACGGCTCCCACCATTACCAGCGGCGGTAATCCTCCGGCATTTTCCCTGACACCGGACGGGCGGCTGACGGCGAAAAATGCCGATATCAGCGGTAACGTGAATGCGAACTCCGGGACGCTCAACAACGTCACGATTAACGAGAACTGCCGGGTTCTGGGAAAACTGTCCGCGAACCAGATTGAAGGCGATCTCGTTAAAACAGTGGGCAAAGCTTTCCCCCGTGACTCCCGAGCACCGGAGCGGTGGCCATCAGGGACCATTACCGTCAGGGTTTATGACGATCAGCCGTTTGACCGGCAAATTGTTATTCCGGCGGTGGCATTCAGTGGCGCTAAGCATGAGAGAGAGCATACTGATATTTACTCCTCATGCCGTCTGATAGTGCGGAAAAACGGTGCTGAAATTTATAACCGTACCGCGCTGGATAATACGCTGATTTACAGTGGCGTTATTGATATGCCTGCCGGTCACGGTCACATGACACTGGAGTTTTCGGTGTCAGCATGGCTGGTAAATGGCTGGTATCCCACAGCAAGTATCAGCGATTTGCTGGTTGTTGTGATGAAGAAAGCCACTGTAGGCATCACGATTAGCTGAATTTTATAACCCAGATACGGGCACCAGAAATGGTGCCTTTTTTATTGCAGAAAAGCGAGAGGTAATTATGCGTAAATTATGTGCTGTTATTCTGTCCGCAGTAGTCTGGCTGGTTGCCGCTGGTACGCCAGCGAGCGCAGCAGAGCATCAGTCCACACTAAGCGCCGGGTATCTTCAGACCCATACTGATATGCCAGGCAGTGATGACCTGAAGGGCATTAACGTGAAATACCGTTATGAATTTACGGACACGCTGGGGCTGGTGACGTCATTCAGTTATGCCAATGCCAAAGATGAGCAAAGAACGCATTACAGCGATACCCGCTGGCATGAAGATTCAGTGCGTAACCGCTGGTTCAGCATGATGGCGGGGCCATCTGTACGCGTGAATGAATGGTTCAGTGCTTATGCGATGGCAGGTGTGGCTTACAGCCGTGTTTCGACGTTCTCCGGGGATTATCTCCGCGTAACTGACAACAAGGGGAAAACGCACGATGTGCTGACCGGAAGTGATGACGATCGCCACAGCAACACGTCTCTGGCGTGGGGAGCTGGCGTGCAGTTTAACCCGACCGAATCCGTGGCCATTGATATTGCTTATGAAGGCTCCGGCAGTGGCGACTGGCGCACTGACGGTTTCATCGTGGGTGTCGGTTATAAGTTCTGATTAGCCAGGTAACACAGTGTTATGACAGCCCGCCGGTTCAGGCGGGCTTTTTTGTGGAGTGGATATGGCAGCAGTAAAAATCTCAGGTGTGCTGAAAGATGGTGCGGGAAAACCAATACAGAACTGCACTATTCAACTGAAGGCAAAGCGTAACAGCACCACGGTACTGGTGAACACGGTGGCTTCTGAAAATCCGGATGAAGCCGGACGTTACAGCATGGATGTTGAGTATGGCCAGTACAGCGTCACCCTGCTGGTTGAAGGTTTTCCGCCTTCACATGCCGGGACCATTACCGTCTATGAAGGCTCCAGACCAGGTACGCTGAATGATTTTCTCGGTGCCATGACGGAAGATGATGTCATGCCGGAGGCATTGCGTCGTTTTGAGGAAATGGTGGAAGAAGCGGCACGCAACGCTGAAGCCGCCTCTCAGAGCGCAGCGGCGGCAAAGAAATCCGAAACTGCAGCGGCATCATCGAAGAACGCGGCGAAAACCTCAGAAACGAATGCAGCTAATAGTGCACAGGCGGCAGCGACCTCAAAGACTGCATCGGCAAACTCCGCGACAGCAGCCAAAAAATCAGAAACCAACGCGAAAAATAGCGAGACAGCCGCAAAGACGAGCGAAACCAACGCAAAGTCCAGCCAGACGGCAGCGAAAACCAGCGAAACGAATGCCAAAGCCAGTGAAACTGCGGCAAAAAACAGCCAGGTTGCAGCAGCCCAAAGCGAGAGCGCGGCAGCCGGTTCTGCGACTTCAGCAGCTGGATCAGCAACTGCTGCGGCTAACAGCCAGAAAGCTGCGAAGACGAGTGAAACTAACGCAAAGTCCAGCCAGACGGCAGCGAAGACCAGCGAAACGAATGCCAAAGCCAGCGAAACTGCGGCGAAAAACAGTCAGGATGCAGCAGCCCAAAGCGAGAGTGCTGCAGCTGGTTCTGCAAGCGCGGCGGCTGCTTCTGCCACTGCATCAGCCAACAGTCAAAAAGCAGCAAAAACCAGTGAAACCAATGCAAAGACAAGCGAGACTGCAGCGGCGAACTCGGCGAAAGCATCGGCAGCAAGCCAGACAGCAGCTAAAGCAAGTGAAGACGCAGCCAGAGAGTATGCAAGTCAGGCAGCAGAGCCGTATAAATATGTCTTACAGCCGCTGCCTGATGTGTGGATACCATTTAACGATTCGCTGGATATGATTACGGGCTTTTCGCCATCATATAAAAAAATTGTTATTGGTGACGATGAAATAACGATGCCTGGCGACAAGATTGTTAAGTTTAAACGTGCATCGAAAGCAACCTATATTAACAAATCTGGTGTGCTGACAGAGGCTGCCATTGACGAGCCACGATTTGAACGTGATGGCCTGCTTATTGAGGGGCAAAGAACAAACTACATGCTCAATTCGGAAAGCCCTGCAAGTTGGGGGCGATCATCAAATATGGATGTGCCCGAAACAGGGACGGATAATTTTGGTTTTACCTATGGAAAGTTTGTCTGCAACGATTCTCTGATTGGGCAAACCTCAGCCATTAATATGGCATCAATTGCTGCAACAAAGTCAGTTGATGTCTCAGGCGATAATAAACACGTGACAACCTCATGTCGTTTTAAAACAGAACTGCAGGTAAGGTTGCGTATCCGGTTTGATAAATATGACGGTAGCACAACAACTTTTCTTGGTGATGCGTATATTGATACACAAACGCTTGAAATTAATATGACAGGCGGTGCTGCCTCAAGAATTACAGCGAGAGTCAGAAAGGACGAAGCTACCGGATGGATTTTTGCAGAGGCAACAATTCAGGCAATTGATGGGGAGTTAAAAATAGGCTCTCAGATACAGTATTCTCCTAAGCAGAGCGGGGCAACCGTATCTGGTGACTATATTTATCTGGCCACCCCACAAGTAGAAGATGGGCCTTGTGTATCATCTTTTATTATATCAGGAGCGACGGCGGCGACCCGCGCAAGCGATATAGTTACAGTTCCAATTAAGAATAATCTTTATAATCTTCCTTTTACTGTTCTTTGTGAGGTACATAAGAACTGGTATAAAACGCCAAATGCAGCGCCACGTGTTTTTGATACCGGCGGTCATCAAACCGGAGCGGCTATTATTCTTGGCTTCGGTCGTTCAACAGATTACGACGGATTTCCTTATTGCGATATTGGAGGAGCTAACAGACGGGTAAACGAAAACGCATCGCTTGAAAAAATGGTTATGGGGATGCGTGTAAAGTCAGAGCAGTCTACGTGCTCAGTAAGTAACGGGCATATATCCAGCGAAACAAAAACCACATGGTCCTGTATTCAGAACACCGCAATTATCCGTATTGGAGGCCAGACTACAGCCGGGTTACGTCATTTATTTGGTCATGTCAGGAATTTCAGAATATGGCACAAGGCATTGACTGATGCTCAGGTGGGGGAGTCAATCTAATGAAAGATTTAACACTCAAATTTGCCGACAGGGCCGACTTTTCGGCCTTTATGGAGAGTATTGGCTATTATGATGACGAGTCGATGCAGGATGATATTCTTATTGACGTGATAGGTAACGTGTACAAAGAAAACGGAGAACTGAATGAAGATGGCGAACCGGTATGTGTTAAGGACGACGGATATTTTGTAAACGTGCGCATCATTAATGATGTGAAAACACCATCAATATTCGATGAATACGTGGTTGCTGTTGAGCATCAACTTCGTGGCTGGATGTGAGGAAGAAAAATGGCTACATCGACAGTAATTCCTGATGACATCAAAACGCTAAAATCCGACGTTAGCAAATTAAAAAACGATCAAGGAAGCTACGCAACAAAATTATATGTAGACAGCAAAGATGAAATCGTTGGTGACTGGTCTGCTTCATGGTATCAGCAGGTATTGCCAACTAGCGGAGCTATATTTGGGAGAAAACTCCGCTCAACTCACAGGACGGCAGGTGTTGAGGATGCGTATTGCGAACTATACCTCAAAAAATGGATAGACAGTCCAGGTAACGCAATGGCGCGCCTTAACCTGAACGATAACGGGACAAACATTTGCTGGGACTCTACCAACCTTTATGGCGGTACGATGATTTTTCCCGGTGACAGCGGATACCTCAAAATGGGTAACTGCCTTATGTCATACAGCAAGCGTGGAAGTAACGCGCTTATTAAATTTGATTACACCGACACATTACAGATCAAATATGCCAATCATGGGTCAACCATGACATTAAACACACAGGGAACCGCTTATGCTGGTGTTACTGCTCAATTGTGGGGCAACTCCAGCCGTCCTGTTGTTTATGAAGTCGGTGTTGATGGTGGCGCTTATATGTTCTATGCGCAGAAAAATACCGATAACACCTATATGTTAAGCGTTAATGGTGCATGTCATGCCACCACATTTAACCAGCATTCCGACCGGGATCTGAAAGACAACATTCAGGTGATCGATAATGCAACCGACCGCATCCGTAAAATGAACGGCTATACATACACGCTTAAAGAAAACGGTATCCCCTATGCTGGTGTCATTGCACAGGAAGCTCTGGAAGCAATCCCAGAAGTTGTAGGTTCCGCAATGAAATATCAGGACGGTGCAAGCGGATCGGAAGGTGAAGAAGGTGAACGTTATTACACAGTAGATTATTCTGGTGTTACTGGCTTGCTTGTTCAGGTAGCCAGAGAGTCAGACGACAGGATAACAGCACTGGAAGAAGAAAACGCAGAATTAAGACAAAGATTATCTGCAATTGAGGCGGCGCTTGCGTCTTAATAATATTAAGGGGTCGAGCGCCCCGTTTTATTGGGTAGGATGAAAATGGATATAACACCTTTCCTTCATGCGCTTTGTGCTGTGGCTGCGCAGCTACTGATTGGTCTTTTTACCGGGAACTGGGCTTACGGGGCGATAGCCGGTTGTACGTTCTTCATTGCGCGTGAACACACCCAGGCAGAATATCGCTGGATTGAAATGTTCGGGCATGGCAAGCGAATGAATATGCCGTGGTGGGGCGGTTTTGATCCGCGCGCGTGGGATGTAGCAAGTCTGATGGATTTTGCTGTGCCGGTGGTGGCGTGTCTGCTGGTCTGGCTGTTGGTTAATCGTGGGTGAAAAAAGGTGAGCTGTATATGCAACGGAGGAAGAAACCTCGTTGCTGGAAGCCTGGAAGAAGTATCGGGTGTTGCTGAACCGTGTTGATACATCAACTGCACCTGATATTGAGTGGCCTACGAACCCTGTCAGGGAGTAATCATTGGGATTATGCCGCAGCACGTCTTAAGCAAGAACGTGCTGCGGTTGGATGCTATTTTTTCCCTGAAGCGGAAAACATTACTACAGTACCTT